CAGGCACATTCTAGGCACTGTACATATTTTTTTAAGGGATTGTTTCCGAAAGAAACAGAATACTTTCGTAGTTTAGAACAATTACATTTCGGGCATTTTTTCATACTGCACGCATCCATAATCTTTACTGCAAAGTGTCATAGAAAATATATCTTCCATGTTACTCTTATGCTGCAGCTCAACTTCGAATAAATTATTATCTTTGTCTTTCATGACGATAACATTTCTATTGAGGGTTTCAGGAACTGATGGATCGCTTAATTTACAAAACCCCCACTCTTCATTTACTTCGGATGTTATCCAGTATCGACACGTAGAGCATGAAATAGAATCAGTCATTTAAAGGTGAGCTCCAGATTCTCTTTTCTCTGTTAGTTATTTCGCTAGGGTCTTCTAGTTCTGCTGCTGCAACAAATTCGATTAGATCTTCCTTGGGCACGGGAAAGAAGTATCCATTAGGTTCCCATAAAAATCTAACAAGTAAAGTTTCGTTTGTCCTGTCTAAGTGCCAGTAGTCACCCTCCCAGACCATTACATCACCTTTAACTGGTCCAGTGTCATATTGCTTTGCTAGTATATAATATTTAATTGACATGCGCACCTCGGCCTCAGAATTAACGCCTCACACTTTTTTGCAAGGTGGACTCAGGCACCTCATTACATTTTAGCGTAGTGAGGTTTGGGATAATACCCAACAGTTCTTTAGGCGATATTGCGCTGGCGGAGTCCGTTACGTGCAGTTACCATACATTTAGACCTTTAGCATTACAAGAACACATCCGAATATTTTTGGAGAAATTATGGCCGGTAGACCATGGACTAGCGAAGAGTTTGAATTCATTAAAAACGGACACCACAAAAAGGTCGCCATTTCCGAAATGGCCTTGAAGATTGGAAGATCCGAACCCTCCATTAGGCACAAGCTAAAAGAGCTTGGCTTAACCAAAACTAGGAGCAGTAAATCAAAAATATTTACTCCTAGTGAAAAGCAAAGTCTTGAAGACGCTTCTTATGATTTTGAAAATAGTTTGTTAAAAGCTGAACTAAAAGAAATGAAGCAAAAGGTAAAAGAAGCTGAGCTTCGTATTGTGCAGCCGGAATGGGAAGACGATTGGGACGGAGACACGGAGTGGGCACGAGCGGAACAAAAAGGCATAAAAGCAATTGATAAAGCTAGCAAGCGAGGTCGATTCAAAGTAAACTTTGATTCGGGCCCAATTGCTATATCCGTCATAAGCGATCAGCACATTGCGCCTGGTACACCCTGCGACTTTAAAAGGATGAAAGAAGATGCCGAACTTATCAGAAACACAAAAGGATTCTATGCAGTCTTTGGCGGCGATGGAGTCGATAACCACATCAAGCATAGATCCGCCCTTATCGGAGCAAACTCTACGCCTGATGAGCAATGGCGGTTGTTCGACTATTATCTGCAATTGTTCGGAGACAAGATACTCGCCATTATCTCAGGAAATCACGATGCTTGGACAGCACAGATCGGCGGAGTGGATTATCTCTCCAAGCTAGCAAACAATCAAAAAGTTTGTTATGCACCAGCCGAAGCCAGGCTGGACATCACTGTACAGGATCAAATGTACAAGATGGTGGTTAGACACCAGACGGGCCGATTCAACTCTAGTCTCAATCAAACCCACGCTGTCAAACGGTTCTACGAAAACAACGAAGAACTGTTTGATGTCGGGGTTATCGGCCACCACCATGAAGCTGCAGTGGAGATGTTCATCAAGCATGGACAAAAACGATACGCTGCTAGGCCAGGCTCCTACCAGATAAGTAGCCCCTACTCACACCAGTATGGATTTGCTAGATCCATACCAACTTGCCCCACATTCGTGTTTTTCCCAGGCGAACGGCGGATCATTGGATTTGATGATGTTCGCAATGCAGCCTGGGCCCTGGAGGGAAAAATGTAGAACCGGCGACAAAATGTCGTCGCTCTGTTGCATTATTTCCCGAAAAGGATAAATTAAGACACGAACTGACCAAACTCGCGCCTTAATTACGGCGTGAGATGAAATAGTGTATTGTGCTGGCTCCGACAAAACCAGTATCATTATATAAATAACCTAAGACGAAAGGGAAAGTTCATGTCAGAAGAGATTATGGAAGAAACCTTAGAGCAATCTACAGTTGAGGAAAACACTGGGTCTGATTATTCAGAGCCTACTCAGGATGATTACACAGAAACAGTTGATAGTTCTGTGGATGAATCTGTGGATAGTTCACCCGAAGAAGGTGCTGAATTAGATTTATCGGACGTATTTACCGAGACTCCTGATTCACCACAAACCAATCAGTTCCAGCAAGCGGTGGAGCAACTTGGTATAGATGTTGGAGATGGGAATCCGCAAGACGCACTTGTAAATGCGTACAACCAAGCCATGGACTACAACACCCAGTGGCAGGATTATCATCAGCAACAGCAACAGTATCAACAACAATTACAAGACCAGTATCAACAGCAGTTGTATGAGCAGCAACAGGCAGCTAACTATGGCTACCAGCAAATGCAGCAACAACAGCAGCAGCAAATGAACTGGCAAAACTTCCAAGACGAATTGCAGTCTTTCCGTGAAGACGAGCAGATGCAGACTGAAGGTCGATGGTGGACTCCACCAGAGATTGATGAAGATGAAATTGCTTTATGGCGGGAAACTGTAACAAACCCAGAGACCGGTGAAGTCGAACATAGATGGAAACATAATACACCTTCTGAAATTATTTCAGGGGCAAACCAATATGTTCGGTATCACCAAGATTGGCAGGAAAGTCTTGCTAATCGACCCCACGAAGTCCTCCCTGAAATCATCGAAGCAGAGTTCGATAAATTATTTGTTGACAGGTATGGTTCCCTGTTAGATGAATTCGAAGAAAGGCAAGAGGCGCAATATATAGACGAAGTTGTCGAAGATATTGACATGCGAAATTCAGACTGGGTTTACCAGATGGATCAAGCAGGCAATATTATGACAGACGGCTACGGTCAACCTGTTGTTACTCCTGCTGGACAACAAGTCATTGGTATTATCAATAACTTGCGTCAAAGTGGTTTAGAAGATCCTCAAGCACTTTGGGACACTGCTACTCAGATCCTTTCTGGTCAGTATGCTCAACAGTCTTTAGGGCAATACCAGCAGCAAGCTCAATACGCTCAGCAAGTGCAACAGCGTAACATGAGACACCTGCAGCAGGGTGCGTCAAGCATTCCGAACCGTGAAGGCAGTGAAGCTCCAGCGGAGAACCCAAGTCCAATTTCACAGAATCAGGGCCTGTCTCCTGGTGACAAGTTGCGTCAACAAGCGTTGGCGGATGGTTTATTTTAGTTTCTCTTAGAGAAAGGTGAGGATCATGGCCTATAAAGGTTTTAATCCCGTAGCTTTTGCTCGTACCGCTGCAACCACGCTCGCGAAACACATCCGCGACGTTGAGGAGAATATGCTCCGCAACTACCAGATGGGTGCACTGCTGGAAGCCGCTGGTCGAGTAAACTACAACAATTCCGGTGAAGGTTTCGACTGGCCGGTTCAGTTCCGTCTACATAACGTAGAAGGAAACACGGGCGAAACTGCTCGTAACTTCGTTCGTAGAAACTTGTACAAGACTGCTAACCTCGAATATCGTGGTTATCAGACTACCGATTCAATGTTCTACCGCGAATTTCGCAGTAACCGTGGTGAAGAAGGTATTATCAAAGTGTTTGATAACTTCACCAAACGACTAGAGCAATCTATTGAGCAGTCGCTCGGTGGAGAGTATTACGTCAACGGAGAAGCCTCTGGAAACGAAACCGGATGGCATGGCCTTGAGTCTATCTTCGGAACTGTAACTCAAACGATTCAGGCTGATGGATCTGGGGCACGAAGTGCTAATGCAGCAGATAAAGTTGGTGCACCTGCAGCAACCTACGCTGGATTGAGTTGTGCTCTTGGTAACTACGGTGGATCTCAAGAGTCCGGCACTGGCTGGCCTAATGGGATTGCTGACTCAGAATACGACTTCTGGTCTCCGCTGATTGTTAACTACACCTCCACAGCATTTGATGGAAGTGCAGATACTTTTGCTGCACAAGGTGACGAAGCCATGCGTTTTGCTATTATTCACGCCCAGCGTAATACTAGCCAAAATGGACAGGTTTCTAACATCATGCTTGGACGTGATTTGTATATGGATCTTTTGAATCTGATCGATGATAAAGAACGTATCCAAATTTCAAGCGAACATCAGCTCCGTGCTCTTGGATTCAAGAACACTGTAAACTTCGATGGTATTGAAGTTTCCTGGGAAGCTGCTGTTCCAACCGCTGTTGGTTACGGTATTAACTACAAGAACATCGAGCTGAAATCTATGGATGATTCTCTCCTTCGCTCAGAAGGCCCAGAGTACGACATCCATAGCCAGAGCTTTAATGCTGTAGTTTCTACTTTGTCTAACTTGAAATTCTCTAGCCCACGTAACTTCTTCAAGTTGCAGGCTATCGCCTAACCCTTTTAGGAAAGGAATCAAGATTATGATTCATGTAGATCCTCCTTTCGATCTCGGCTCGACCCTTAAGGGAACAGACGATGATGGAAACTTGGTAAACGAAAGCTGGGAAGGTGCAGTATTTTACCTCCCAGATGTAGACCGAACCCCTGCTGTTCGTGGCGGTAAAGGCCGACGTACAGGACGCATGTTGAAAGCTGTTATTGTTCGCAATACCAGCGGCTCAGCAATTAGTGCTCCTGCCGGAAAGCTATACCGTTTTGACATCGGGCAGACCGGTCGAAAAGTAATTGGTTCTATTGATGATGCTGCTGGTGCAGAAGAATGGGCAGGAGTCGTTGACCCAGAATTGGGTTCTGATGACGTTGCTTCTAATGATCTGTGCTGGTTAGTTGTTGAGGGAGTTGTTTCCCTGACAGACAGTGGATCTGGCATTTCAGCCGGAGACCCTGTTGTTTGTGCTGCTAGTGGCGACATTGCTACTGGTGCAGCATCAGCTATAGAGCTTATTGGTCACGCATTAGACGCTATTGGTGCTAATGCAACTGGTTTAGTTTCGCTTAACGTGCGTATCTAACACCGGTCGTACGACCGTAAGACACATGCCTTCGGGTGTGTAAGGTCTTGGGTTGGCATCGGGCCCTTCGGGGCCCGGTGCTTTTTTTAGAAAGAAAATAAAATGCCTCAAGTAATTGATAACGCTACAGGGCAAGTTACAGAAATGCCATACACTCCAAATGAGTTAATGATGTTTCTTGAAAGCCCAGAAGGAATGGAAGTTCTAAATTCTCTGGCGCAAGGCACTGCTAGCTTAATGGCAGTTGACCCAAGCACTGGCCAGCTATCTCCAGCTGGGCCAGATTATTTAATGAACATCTTACAGCAAGCTCAAGGAGCACCGCCAGCTCCAGCAGGATCTATGGACCCAGCAATGCTTGCCGGAATGCAAGGCCCAATGCCTGCATCTGTCCCTCCTCAGACAATGGGTCCAGCAGACTCAGGAGTTCCTCAAGGAGTAAGTCCTGAACAATTTACAGCAGCTTCACAGCAAGCGGGTGTAATGCCTGGGCAAACCCCGACAGCAGTACAGGCTAATGCACGAGGAATGTATGGCGGATAAAAAGACTTGCACTAAATGTCAAATAGACTACCCTCTTAACAAAGACTTCTGGCACAGAGATAATCATGCGTCAGATGGGTTTAGGTCTACGTGCAAAATGTGCAGGGCTGAAGAATTAGAGTCTAAAAGAAAAGAAAAAGCCAGCGAAACTATCGAGCGGATAGAAGGCGAAGGCGTTGATCTTTTAGACACCATGATAAAAGGTGGGTCTGATGTTCCTCACATGGGTGAGACCTTTCAAAGAATCATGGAAGCATTTGGTGGACCTGGTGGTTTAGCTCAACAGATAGCAGGAACATTCTATCGAGCTGCTCCAGGAAGCCAGCAACGACAACGGATTTTAGAAGCAGTTCTTAGACTCAACATTAAAGTGTCTGAGTCTGGTGCTGCACAAAAATCTTTTGAAGAGTTGACTAATGAAGAGTTGGATCAGGAAATCGAAAAGAGTGTCCGTTCCGTTGTTGACCCAGACATGCAAACTCTTTACAAGCTAAGACCTTCTGATGAGCAATCAAAATAATTTAAATAGCTTAGATGTCTTTCAAAATGTAACTGAATACCAAAAGACGCATATAAGACAGCTACATGCGGAACGAGCTAAACGCGAAGCAGAGGCGTTGCGTTTGTATGAGCCTTTGCCATTTCAAGATTCTTTTCACGCCTGTCAATCTAAAGAGGCGTTGATACAAGCAGGCAACCAAGTAGGCAAATCTTTGTGTGCGTTCGTAGAGGATGCTCGCGCCGCTACAGGGCAGGACCCCTACAACAAGTACCCTAAAGAAAATGGGATTATGGTTTGCCTAGGGATGGATGAAGGTCATATAGGGCGTACTATACATAAATATTTATTTCGCCCTGGTGCATTCAAGATAATCAAGGATGACGCTACAAACAAATGGCGTGCATGGAAGCCTTGGCTAACAAATGACTGGGCTAAAAAGAAAAAAGCTAAGCCCGCTCCTCCATTAATACCTGAACGGTTTATAAAACAATTTGCATGGAAAAAACGTGCCCAACATGTTTTTGAAATATGCGAGTTGCATAATGGGTGGACTATTTATGCAATGGGTTCTAAAGGAGATCCTTCTCAGGGTTTTCAAGCTGACCTAGTTCACATCGACGAAGACCTTGAGCGATCAGAGTGGTACGACGAAATGGTCGCACGACTCTCTATGAGGAATGGAAAGCTGCGGTGGTCTGCTTTGCCCCACTCTAAAAATGATGCCCTAGTGAATTTGTCTGAGCGTGCTGAAGACGAACAAAACGACGAGAACCCATCAACAATGGTTTTTAGGGCAACTATCTTTGATAACCCTTTTATGCCTGAACAAGTTAAGCAAGAGAATATTAAGCGATGGAAGGCTAAAGGAGATGATGAGTTTAGAAAGCGTGCTCTAGGAGAGCTTGTAACTGACAGCGTTCTTATGTATCCGAACTTCTCTAAGGATGTTCACAATGCAATTAGATTTGAAGATCCCAGAACGCCTGTCCAAAAGTACCTTAGTGAAAATAATGGAATTCCGGGCCGTGACTGGTGCAGGTACATGGTCGTTGACCCGGGTCACTCTGTTTGCGCTGTTACTTTCTATGCCGTGCCCCCTCCTACTATGGGCGACCATGTTGTTGTATATGATGAGTTATATATCAAAAACTGTACAGCGGCGAAGTTTGGTGATTTGGTAGCCCAGAAAACCAAGGGCTGGAACTTTGAAGCGTTTATCATCGACGCTCATGGTGGTCGTATTCGTGAAATTGGTAGTGGTGTATTGCCTAGAACGCAGTACAAACGAGAGCTAGAAAAACATAAGGTAAAGTCTACAAGAACAGGACATGGATTTTTAAGCGGCTCTGATGACGTTCCTGGCCGTGAAATGAAACTGCGTAGTTGGATCTCAATTAACGAAAAAGGAACTACAAAGCTATATGTAGTGGCAAATAGATGTCCAAATCTAGTAAAAGAGTTTAGTAGATTCAAGAAAAAGTTTGCTAATGGGTATGTAACAGACCAAGGAAACCGTAGAGGAAACTGCCATGCTATAGAAACCTTAGAGTACGCAGCTGCTCATGGCCTAAAATACGTTAAACCTCGCCAAAAGCGTATAGTAAATGGTATAGTAGGTGAAATAATGAAAGGTAGAGCTAAACGCAAAGCCCAAAGGAATGCAAAGACTGCAGGTATGCAGTCAAACTCTATTAACCTAGGACCCCGTGGAGAATAAAATGGAAATAGCGGAAAAATCACGAGAACAGATTGCATCAGAGTTTGTAATGCCGGAGCCAGAGATTGGGACTCCTGTATTCTTTTATTCGTTTAACAACAAGCAGCACCCTAAATTAGGGTTTGTTACCAAGTTGGGGCGAACGGGAAAGAATATACAGGTAGTTACTTTCGACCGTCATGTGCATGACTCTGTTAAGCATGTTGATGACCCTAGATTAGACTGGAATAACGATCACCGCGAGTCTGGTTCTTGGGATTACACCGACGAATGGAAACGACTAGAGGCTGAACGAGAGCACATGAAAGCTCAAATTGCAGCTTTAGAACACAGTGCTAATAAGACTGTAGTTAAGCGTTCTAGCCGTTCCAAGAAAACAGAAGATTAATTAGCGTCATGCGACATTATGTCGTCGGAGAAAATTTATGGCTTCATATGATGATTATGACCATCCATTCAAGCCCATCGTAAGCCAATGGATGGAAAAAATCAAACGAGCTAAAAAGCAAAAGCATGATCGCTTTGGCAAGTATGCTGATGAAGCGATGAAGTTTTTTGACGGCTCGCATGACTGGATGTGGAAAGGCGAATATGCTAAGGGTTCGGGAGGTTTCCTTGATAAGAGT